TAGAACTCCAGCTTGGCGATGCCGACGGCCACCGTGAACACCTTGATGCCCCGGCGCAGCTTTTTGCCACCCTGCGAAACGTCGATGGCCGTCGGGGTGCCGATCAGAGCCGCGCCGCGTGGCACGCCTTTGACCGCCATCACCCGCGAATCCCGGCAGGCGCGCACGAAGGCATAAGCCTCCTGCGTCGCAAAGCCAGTGTCCAGCGCGAAGCGGGCCAGCGGCATTGACGCACCAGACTCATGCGTCCAGATATCGGCCAGCATTTCGCCGAGTCTTTTCCAGACCATGTCGCGTGCGGTGTCACCCATCAGCACACGATGCTCGACCAACCAGGACTCCTTGCCGCGCCCGAAAGCCCAGACTGATGCCTCGATGCGATCCTTCTGCACATCGGCTGCGCCCACCAGGAGCAGGCCGCCTTGCGGTACGGTGCCGATGCGGTACGCCTCGCGGCGCTCGACCAGCCGTTGCCAGTCCGGCGCCTCGCCTTCCTCAACCCAAGTCTCGCCCAGTTCGGTGTTCTTGAAAGTCTTGATGGCTGCGGCCGATCCAGACTCTTTGCTGACTGCGCTTTCCCACGCCGTCGCAATGTCGCGCCAGGAGCGCCAGCCCACCGGGCTGTACAGCGACGACAGGTGAAATCCAGCTGTGCGCATCCCGCAATCCTCGACCATCGCTCGCCACTCCCCATGCTCCAACATCCACGTCTTGTGATGTTCGGCAATTCGCGCTTCGCACGACTCGCAGATGTAGGCGGCAGTTTCTGGCTGCCCCTTGTCCCACCGCAGCTGCTCGAAGCGCAGCCACTGGCGATGCGAGCAATGCGGGCAAGGCACGAAGTAGCGGCGCTGGTCGCTGGCCTCGTACTCGCGCTCGATCGCCGAAGCCCCAGAGATGGTGGGCGTCGAAACGATAAAGATCTTGCGCCGCGCGAACGTGCGCGTCCGCGCTTCGGCAAGCGAAATCGCATCACCTTCGCCCTCGACGTCTAGCGGATAGCCATCGACCTCATCGAGAAACAGGTAGCGCACCGGCATCGAACGCAAACCCACTGCGCTGTTGGCCCCAGTCATCACCAGGACGCCACCCCGGAACTCCTTGGCCAGGATGGTGTTGCCGGAATCCCGGCTGCGCGCCGGCGCAATCAGTTCGGCCAGAGCAGCCGACTCCTCGATCAGTGGGTCGATGCGCTGCTTGGAGTTGCGCTTGGCCAT